CTACTCTACCAACGGCACTGATGCCTTTGACCCTACTGGTGGTTCTGCGAATGGCTTCACTGTTATGGCTGCTGGCCTTGACAACATGCGCTTGCGTGAGCCTTTCCCTTACGTTCACCTGCCCGTACAGTACAAGGGTCTGGAGTTCGAAGTGAATACTTATGGCCGCTTTGCTGGTCTTGAATTGGTTCGTCCGGGTGCTGTCCAGCACTTCGAGAACATCTAAAGGTTAGTCCTCCCTCTGTGATCTATGGAGGGAGGCTTTCTAGGAGACAGGTATGACGGAGAAAGTAATAATGGACGATGGTCGCTTAAGACACTTGGAAGAGCGCATTGGCCATACAGACGTCAAGGTAGCAGAGATAGGCCAAGGTTTATCAACACTGCAATCTTCACAAGACGTTATGGCTGCTGCCGTTAACAAGATCGCTGATAAGATTAACGCTCCCACTAACACTAACTGGGTAGGTATTATCGGTGCCTTCTGTATCTCGCTAACATTGCTGGGTACCGGAGTAAAGCTCTTATTAGACCCTCTCGCTGATCGCATTATTGAACTCCAGACGTTACACGTTAACCAGATGGAAATCTCTATTGTACAGTCACACTGGAGGGGAAACGTAGAGACTAAGCTACAGCAGATCTGGGAACAAGAAAGACATGCTGACGAACGCACCCACGTACTCGAAGCTAGAGTTCAAGAACTCGAGAAGAAAGCCGAGAGGCAGGATGTAGTTGGTGAAGCAACTGGTGCTTATGTCAAGGAGCTTCGTGATGAATTCAAGTTGCACTTGTCAGAAAGACACATAACTGAAAACCACACAGAAGAAATATAGAGGAATAGAACATGAAGATAAAGAGCACTGTAGGTCACAACGTATCATTTCACAAGGTTCCAAACTGCCCAGTGAATGGCGTTCCTGACTACCTAACAATTCCTGCTGGCGCTACGCTGGAACTTGAAGATGATATCTGGCTTGGAGCGTATAGCTCAGCTGCTGGTATCGCCGGTTCCCTTGCTACTGGAGCACTGGTGATGGTTGTTGATGCGGTTTCTCCTTTGTCTGTTGCTGAGATTGCTGCACTGATTAAAGATCAGGCTGGCGTTGAAGTTGACACAAGCAAAGAGAAGTCAGAAGTTCAGAGTTTAGCCACTAAGCTGGGCGTTGATCTTTCTGCACCTGTTGTGGTTGTTGAAGACGAACCAGAAGTTGAAGCTCCTGTCGTCGAGGCACCAAAAAAGAAATTTAAGTAAGAGGGGAAACCCTCCTCCAATCAACGAGGAATTACTATGGCGACTATCGCTGATTTCAGAATCCGCTTTCCTGAGTTTGTAGATTCTGCTGATGACCGTGTCCAACTATTCTTGGATGATGCGGCGTTGCTCATGGCTACTCCTACCCGTTGGTTGGACTTCTATGACATCGCCCAGTTGTACCATGCAGCTCACCTACTCTATGTAGGGAACTATACAGCAACTGGGGATGGCAACGTATTGGCTCCTGTCAAGAAGCAGGAAGTCGATGACGTTATTATTGAGCAAGCAGTTTCGGGCCTAGCACCGAATGCGTCAGACTTGCAAAGTACGGCTTACGGAAAGCGTTACTACCAGTATCTGCGATTATGCTTTACTGGCATCTACGGAGTGTGAGCCATGACAATGCAAATGCAGAGAGCATTCAACTCTCGTATGCAGGCACCTATGACCCGCTACCAAATTGCGGCTGGCACCTATGATGCTGACAACAACTGGGTAGAGGGGTCTAAGGTCTCTTCAACAGTCTACGGGGTAATAACCGCAGGCAACAAATTCTCCCAATTCGATGAAGGTATTTCTCTTCACAATGAGGACGGAGGTGCACGCTACAGCAACTACCGCAACCTGTACATCAAGGATACTTACACAGTAGCCAAGGGTGACAAGATAGGTTTCCGTGGAGCTTACTATAACGTGCTTCAAGAGTCCGATGAGAAAGTCTTTGGCTTTGCATCATACATTCTTGAGAAGTCGGAGGACGATCTACCATGAGACAAGATGTCCAAGTACTACAGACCTTTGTAGACAATATGGTAGGCATTCCAAAGTTCAGTTATCCAGCACGCCAGAACAATGCTCCAAAGCCCTCGGGTGAGTTCGCTCATATCCGTTTGCTAGAAGAGTATCAAGTGGGCATACCAAACCAAGTCATAAAGGAACAGACAGCTTCAGACACTACGTTTGTTACTATCAGTCCTGCAAGACTGCGGTTTAGGGTAGGGGTCGTGGACACGGATGGAACTGCCTCCGCACGTATCATGCACGGGTGGACTACAGAGGCTATGAAGGCTCTGATGATCTCCAGTGGGTATGGTTTCAAAAGGTGCACTCCTCTTTCTAATGAGGATGCCAAGCTGGAAAAGGAATGGGAATACCGTCAAGGTTTCTCAGTCGAACTTTACACAACACGTTATTTTGAAGAAGTTGTTGGCAACATCACATCACTGGAAGTGGGCGGAAGATTTGTCACCGCAGCTTTGGATGAGTACCTTCTCAATTTTGACATCAACCAAAACTAACAAGGAAACTAATTATGGCGATTGAAATTACAGAATTCGCTGACGTAAGCATCTCAGTTTCTCCCGTTGGAGTATCAGGCGGCAACTTCGGCATCCTTGGTTTCCTCACCAACGACGAAGATGCAGCTACTACTCCTATCGCTCCTGCTGAGCGTGCACGTTCTTACACAAGCCTAGCTAGTGTTGGTGACGACTGGGCAGCTACCTCGGAAGTCTACAAGGCCGCTACTGCGTTCTATGGACAGACACCTACCCCTCGGGACTTCACTGTTCTGATGACTTATAAGAATGCTCAGCCTGCTTCCCTTACTGGTGGTAACTCGGATACTCTGGAAGAACTGATCAATGCAAGTTGGGCTGGCTCCGGTGTCCTGAACATGTCTGTTGATGGTGACGCAGCTGCCATAACAACTCTCGATCTGTCTGGCTCTACATCTCTCGTAGATGCTGCTGCCACTATTGAGGCTGCACTGATTACTGCTGGTGCTACTGGCGCGAACGTTGCATGGACTGGCTACGGCTTCACTGTTACCGGAACCACTACTGGTGTTTCTGGAACGATCACAGCCGCCACTGGTGATGCTGCTGAGTCTTTGGGCCTGTTGTCTTACCAGTCTTCTGCATCCGATGGTGTGGCCGCTGAGACTCCTGTCGATGGATTGGCTGCCTGTCTTACTGCTGGCATTGACTGGGTGGGTACTGTTACTCATAAGGTTTACCGTGATATTACTGGTGGAGCTGTCGGTGAGAACACTCTGGAAATTGCACAGTGGTGTGAAGGCGCTAAGCGTATCTTCTGCAACACCTCCAATGACCTGTCCACTTTGTCTTCAGCTATCTCCACTGACGTTGCCTCGCAATTAAAGGCCGCTACTCTTCGATATAGCCTGACTACTTTCAGCAAGAACCCTGCTCAGTATCCGAGTGCTTCTGTCTTCGGGCGTGCAGCATCCGTGAACTTCTCAGCTATTGGAACTACCATTACTCTTAACCTGAAACAGATGCCCGGTGTTACTGCCGAGAATCTGACCCCGGGTGAGTTTGCTGTTCTGCGTAGCAAGTACGCTTCTGCTGTTGTCGTTATTGGAACCTCAACTAATGCCTACACTGATAGCCGTATGGCTTCTGGTTCATGGCTCGACACTACTCATGGTCTTATGTGGCTTGAGAATCGTTGTGAAGTTGACCTGTTCAACCTGCTGTTCACCAGCAACACCAAAATCCCTTACACTCAGGTAGGTCTCAATACCACTGCTGGAGTTCTGGAGCGTTCCTTGGAAGCTGCTGTCCGCAATGGTCTGGCTGCACCCGGGTTCTTAGCTGACGGTACGTTCCTTCCCAAGGGCTATCGTGTAGATGCTGTGTCTCTTGCCGATACTCCTGCTGGTGACGTTGGTAACCGTGTGTACAAGGGTTTGTCATTTGTACTTAAAGGTGCTGGTGCTCTTCATGAAGTTGAAGTAGCTGGTTCTTTCACCGAGTAACTTTTTAGGGGCTTCGGCCCCACTAACAAGGAGCTGATATGTATCAGTATAGCTTTGCCAATGTAGACCTTATTATCGACATGGACTACCCGGGCAACACAAATCCCAGCTCGTTCAAAGTGACTGGCTACGGTACAGGTGAGAACCTGATCAACATCATGCGTCGAGCACCCATTGCTGCAACCCAGTTTGGTGCCTACGGTGACATGGTAGTCTCTATGCAGCGTATCCGCGCTGGTGACTTGACCTTCCCTGTGCTGATGAACGCACCTGAGAACAAGTACCTGCAAGACTACGCAAACTATTTCCAAGCCCAAGCTGACGCCGATGGTGAACTTGTTGTTCCCATACAGGCTAAGATGAAAGACAACATGGGTAAGGACGTAGCCGATATGGCTAACGGGGTAATCCTCGCTATGCCTGCAATGAGCCGTGGACAATCCATGAACTTGGTGACTTGGGTTCTAACCTTTGAGCGAGTCGTCTTCGAACGTACCACTGGTGCTGACCTAGATCAACTGGGCGAGATTAACCTTCGTCCGTAAGTATTAACTAGAGCCTGCCCTTCCCGGGTGGGCTTTACTTTTAAGGAGAACAACTATGTACAACTCAAATTTGAAAGATGGTCGTGAGATTCACATACCTCACTGGCCCGTAGACGTAGCACTTGAGAACCTTACTCGTGCTGGTCAGTACCTTGGTACAAAATCAATAATCGCTATCAGTGAAGTGAACATACCAGCCGTGGTAGTATCTATCATGGAATCAAAAGACCCGAATCAAACGGCTTCTTTGATAAAGCACTTCATTAGCCAAGCTCGGGTAAGTGGCGAGAAGATAATGCCAAACCAAATCGATTCCATGTTCGAAGGCCAGCTTCACTTAGTTGCTGAAATCTTTGCTCATGTTATTGCTGCACAGTACGCAGATTTTTTCGCACTCGGTTTAGCAAAGGAAGCCTCCCCAGCCAGCTAAAATCTGGAGAGCAACAATTGATGCCCGTTGACTACAACGATATCTATCCTGAGTTAAACGGGTACTTGATTAAACCTTTGCTTGTGAACCCGCCCATGTGTCAGCTGAGTGACCTCCAAGATGGAACCTACAACATCAGGGACTTGGAAGTCATGCACCAGATACTTGAAATTAAACAACACGCTAGTGCTGTAGCTAACACTAGCGACTAACCAACAAGGAGTCCGTCATGGGCGATTATTATGATATGAACGACCCAGACGTACTCCAGAGCTTGTGGGAGTCTGGTAGCGCAGAGTATTCCCATACTGAGAGCAGTGATGACCTTGAGTATGGGATGTCGATTGAGGGAGACCTTGATGAGTACATAGATGATACTGAGAATGCCGCTGGTGATGCCTTCCTCGCATCTATGGAAGATTCCCGGGACATTAAGCATGGTGACAACCACAAGACTGGAGTAGGCTATGGTGGGGCAAGCGCGTCTGCCTTGAAGCAAGGCCAGTTTGTCTTCCTGCCAGTACAGTCCAAGAAGATTGTACTAGACGCAACCAAGGGCATTTTCCCAAAAGGTCGCAATGTCGATGCTGTGGAGATGCAAGTCGCAATAAACAAGATGGGAAGTGATATCGAAGG